CGCCTCTTCCAGCCAGAGCCGGTAGATCGAGTTCGCCATCGCGTCGGCTATGATTCGCTTCCGCGACTGCATGAACTTCCACGTGTTCGCCATCGCAGCTCGTGCGGACGAATAGTTGGTCTTGGTGTAGTCCTTGCTCAGTTCCTCGTAAGACACGCCGAGAGAGACCGCCACGTAGCGCAGCAGCGATTGCTCGAAGTCTTGGCCGACGCCCTGTGGGGCTCCGGCGTTCTGGAAGTTGAGCTTGGTTCCCGGGAACAGGTGGGGGATTTTCACCCCATCCACCAGCATGTTTTTCGATGCCCCGGAATACTCGTTGATCGCTTCGAGATAGCGACCGGCATAGTCCACGGCCCCATCCCCAAAAGACGTTCCGCCTGCACCTGCGCCAAGCTGCTCGTAGACCGCCTGTGCCGGGAGCTCCGACTCGATGGTGGCAGCATAGGTCGCGGCCAAGACGGCCTTCTGCAAGGTCACGTCCCGGAACTTCCGGGTGATCGCGATCTCGCGCAGACCGGCTGTCATGTCGGCCACGGCGCGGGTCTGATCCACACGCTTCTGCTCGCGGAAATAAAGCACCTGAGCGCGGCCCCAAGGCTTGCGCCATTTTACCTCTTTCCACCACTGCTCGTAGTTGTTCGCGAGCCGGTAGTCCGTCGGGTGCTGCGTGCGGATGAAGGCAGAGACGGGGGCTCCATAGGAGTCCATCTTGATCCCGCCTCGGATGCGCGTGTCGTGCTGCATGGTGTTGGGCGTCGAGAGCCTGTCCGTGTCGATCATCTGGATCGCCGTGTTGAACTCTCGATTCTGTTGCTTGGGCCACTCGACCGTCGCCAAGACCTCGCCGCCGAAGACGGTGACGCCCACGGCCAGTCGGATCAGGCCGGTGAAATCGTTTTGCCGAGAGGCGTCCACCCAATTCTGGGGGCTCTCGGCCCAGAGCGTGAACTTCTGCTCGACCTCTTTCTGGAAGGCTTCAGCCCATTCTTCTGTCCTGCCGAGCACTTCCCAAGAGGGCTTGGCGTTCAGCATGTAGAAGGCCCCGACGATGGAGTCCTTGTGGAGCTGTGCCCCACCTTGGACGTATCCGTCGTTCCGGCCCAGATCGCGTGATCGGGAATCCAGCAGCTCCTTGTCCGGGAGCATGTCGAGGTCTGCTGACTGAAGGGCTGGACGCCACCCGGCGATCTGCTTCTCCATCCGGGATGCACCATCATACCCGCCTCGGCCAAGCGATGCGGATACTGTCGGCGTCGTGCCCACTAGGGCGTCAATCTCGCGTAGTTCGCGGGTCGAGAAATCATTCATCTCAAAGCATCCATGCGTTAAGCGGCCCGGTCAGCCCCGTGGGTAAGCCCAAGAGAGCCTTCAATTCCACAATATATGCCTGAAGTCGGCCCGCATTGGCAACCGCGAACTCCACGCGCTCGCCATTCTGGTCTACGAAGACCCGGGCTTGCTTGCCGAGGCGCAGCTCGTGGTAGGCGTTTTCCGCGTCGAGAAGGCGGCCCTGATAGACGGCCTTCAGTTCTGGCGATAATTTGGTCATGCGAGGCTCCCGGCTAGGTCTTTGAACGAGCGGCGTTTCTTCGTGGCCTCGAAAGGCTTGGCATCTAGCCCCGGATTGAAGACCAGATCGTTGTCATCCCACTCGGCGGCCCAGAGCGGGGGTTCCCCCACGAGATCAAGCCGTTCGAGGTTAATCATCGGGGTCAAAGTAGCCGCCATACAGTATGCGAGCAAGTCCCAGCTTTCGTTCCGATACTTTTTCGGGTTGATCCAACCTTTGTTCGCGTCTTTGACCTCGACCGTCAGCTCCGTGTAGAAGTTGTCGCCCAGCCAATTCGGGAACACAAAGCGCCCCCCGGGTTCGTTGCGGTCCAGCCGGTGATCGACCATATCCTTGACAAAATTCGTGTTGATGAAGAGCACCGGGATTTCCCCGCGAGCGCCCGCGTGACGGTCCTTACGCTGCGAGTCCGGGTAGTCGATCTTGACCCGGGGGGCGGTCTTCGTGGATGCACCTTTCAGGAGCATGAAGCGACCAGCCATCCCGGCCTCCCACTCGTAGGTTCCCAGCTCGGCGTTCTCCCCGTCGGGCGCGTCTTCTGATTCGCCTCCCCGGAGCCAGCGCACGAAGTCGTAGGCGTTCGCCGTGAAACCCTCACTACCGGCAGAGTCACAGATCGTCTGGCGGACGGCCATGCGGCGTCCCGAGCCGTCGCCCAGCTCGTAGCTTTTCTGGATCACCTGCTCGGCCACCAGCTTCCAGTCCTCGGGATACGCCCCGGGGTTGACCCAGAGAACCTGATCCGCCCGCTCGGCGTCAGGCCGCTTCGAGTGCCGAATGTCATAGCGGTCGATCACATAGATGTCGCCGTTGGCCGCGATGCCGTGAACTTGCACGACGAAGCGGTTCTTCTGAACGTCGATGCAGGCGATCAGGAAGCGCACGCCCATCGGAACCACGCGGTCTCCGATGTCCCGGGCCTTGGCTTTGATCGTCTCGGGCACGCGGTCGTTGGCGAGCCGCTTGGGCGTATAGGCTTCCCCCTGATCGGTGTTGACCGTCGCCTTCAGGGCTTCTTCTGACCCTGTGCTCTCGTATTCGGCCTCAGCCGTCAGGTGGCGGTGGACCAGAGTTTTCCAGTCTGAGAACGCCGCCGCCACACCCTTCAGCCAGAACGAGGCGATGGTGGACCGCGATGACGCCCCGACGATCAAACCGTCAGGCGTCCAGACTTGCCCGTCCTTCACCCACCGGCCTGCGCGGTTCATCTCGTTCTTGCCGGGGCCGTGGCCGGGGTCGTGGTGGTAGCGGTGATTGCAGTGAGGGCAAAGCAGGGTCGCGGCTTCGGCGGCCTCCATCTTGTCCTCTGTGTCCGGGTAATCCAGCAGCTCGAAGGCAGGCTCGAAGGCGTTCTTGCACTCGACGCAACGCCAATACCAGCGCCGCCGGTCGCCACGGTTGTAGAGGGCGAGGATGCCGCGCGTGGGAGGGGCTTCGTGCCGGGACTTCCTGATCCACTTAGGATTCTCCACGGCATAGCCGGGCGATGATTCGGCAGCACACATCGCATACCGGCGGAAGGTCGTCGCTCGCTTGCGTGCAAGGTCAAAGGCGTTGCCCTCGCCGTCCACGTCCTCTGGCATCCGGTCGTAGTCCGTCAGCCAGAGGTGCGGGATCGGCTTACCCGAGAGCTCGTTTATGGTCGGCCACGAGAGCGTCAGGAGCATCCCGGAGCGGTAGTGTTTGTCAAAGGTGTTGTCCGCCCCCTTGCCCGGGACCAGCTTCTCTCCGATGTCGCGCGAGTGCCGGTGCAGGCGGTCGATCCGGCGCATGGAGAAGTCGCGGGCCGTGACGTTCGATGTTTGGATCACCATCATGTCGGCGGGGTCGCAGATCGCAGAATACCCGATCCAGTTCATCGCCATGTCGGTCTTCCCGCACTGCGCTGGGCCTGCGAAGATCATGCCGTCGAAGTTCAGCGATTGCAGCTCATCCATCGGCTCGACGAGGTATGGCGTCGTGTCGTTAATCCACGGGCCGACGTAGGCTCCGGGGTTGTTCAGCTTGCGATACTTTTCCGCTGCCTGCGAAACCGTCAGGCGCTCTGGTGGCCGAGCGGCTGCCGCCGAATCGACGATCAGAGACTCCAAGGTGTTCAGAAAGATGGGGTTCCCTTTGAGGGGTTTGCGGCCTGCGATCTTCATATCAGTTGCTCGATTTCATCGTCTTCACTTTCGACGAGGTAGATGGTTTCCCCAACAGTCCCGGACTCTCCCACGAGCTCGTCCATCTCGTCGAGCTGGGGGCCTGTCTCCGTGCTGTTCATGTTGTCCACGAGCGCGTCATAGAGATCGGCCTGAAGGGCGTCCACGAGGCCGACGACGACCTCTCGCTGCTCGTCGGTTATCTCGACTTGGCGTTCGAGCGTGTCGGTCCAGAGCTGCATGGTGAACTTGATCGTTTGGAAGGTGGAGCCGAGGACCGAGCGAATCTTCTCAGTCCGCCAGAGCTGCCCGGCGTTCTCTTCCCACTTCTGGCGCTTCAGCAGGGCGTCCCAGATCGTCTGTTGTAGGGCCGGGGGTAGGTCGCCCCGGCGAACAGCTCGCATATACTCTGCGGTCGAGAACGCGGGCGTCACGAGGAACGGGGCCGCCGTCGGCAGATCGTAGAGAACCGTCGTCATCTTGTCGCCCCGGCGACGCTTGGTCTTCACGGGGCAGTTCCCCAGCTTCCGCTTCACGGTCGCCTGATCCATGCGGAAGACGTGCGCCAGCCAAGCCACGGAAACGCCCCGGTTCAGGGGGTCTGCGTAGAGGCTGTTCGTCGTCGGCATCTGCCGCTTGGTCTCTGCCAGCCGTTCCAGCCGTGCATCTAGTTCGCTGCTCATATCAAGTTCCTCAATCTCACGCGCACGTGGTCTGTTATTCCGTCCTGCGTCTGCCCACGTGCCATGAGGGCTGGGAGCATGGTTTCATCCACGGTTCCCTTCGCCATGATCCGGTGGAGGATTACGTGCTCCCCCTTCTGCCCGGATCGGTGCAGTCGTTTGATGAACTGCCGATATAATTCCAAGCTCCAAGTTAAGCCATACCACACGGCGATGTTGGAGCCGAACTGGAAGTTCAGACCGTGGCCCGCGCTGGCCGGGTGCGTCAAGAGCATCCTTATTTTACCTGCGTTCCAGTCGCGCATGTCGTTGGGGCTGTCTCCGAAGACCCGGCAATATGGGAACTTCTTCAGGATGGCTGCCTTGTCGAACTGGAAGCTATACGCCACGAGGACTGGCTGGCCCATCGCCTCTTCCATGATGGACTCCAAGACCTTCAGCTTTTCGTCGTGGACCTTGACCGATTCCCTCGGCAGCTTTTTGTCGGTCTCTTCGTCGAACTTGTCTCCGAGGTAGAGCGACCCGTTGGCGAGCTGCAAGAGCTTGCCGGTCAGCACGCCATTGTTGACGGCCCGGATCAGCTCTTTGTCGCCAGCCCGGTTCCTGATGTCGATTGCCATCTCTTCTTCGAGCTCCCGGTAGAGCTTCATCGCCTTCTTCGGGAGCGTGATGTAGTGGTCGCGCGGGATCAGGGGTGGGAGCGTCAGGTAGTCTTCTTCCCGGAGGCTGAAGAACACGTCGCTGATGGCGTCCATGATCTGCTTCTCTGAGTGCTCGAACGGCTCCACCCGGCGCGTCCTAGTGTTCTCCCGGAACCACCGATTCTTGTAGGCCGTCATGGACGTGCCGAGGCGCTTCCCCTTATCGAGCGCGTAGATCGGACCCCAGAGGTCGATCAGGCCGTTGGGGCTGGGCGTCCCGGAGAGCTCCACGAACCGAGAGGTCTTGTGCCGCGCACGTTGGATCACACCGAGCTCGGTCAGGCGCTTCGGGGGCATGGAGCCGTCGGCCCTCTCCTTGGGCTTCGACCGCTTGCGTCCGCTCTTCAGGCGCGAGGCTTCGTCATAGACGATCATCTCGAACTTCCATTTGCAGATGCCGAGCGTCTGGTAGAGCCAGAGCAGGTTTTCCCGGTTCACGATGGTCACTTCGCAGGGGCCATACCGGAGGGCGGCCATCCGCTCCTGTTCGTTCCCGGTGACGACCCGGTAGCGCAGGTGGCGGCTGAAGTCCCACTTGGCGATCTCTTCCGGCCACGTTTCCTCTGCCACCCGAAGGGGGGCGATCACGAGGACGTTCTTGACCTCCCCGGACTCGATTAGCTCCACCATCGCCCGCAGGGTTGCGCCAGTCTTACCAAGGCCCATCTCTGCGCCCAGCAGAAGTGCCGGGAGCTCCATGATTTTGTCTTTCATCCAATCTTGGTAGGGGCGGAAATCCTCATATTGGAGGGTCCGTTCCGGCGGGCCGTGGATCAGTTCGATAGACTCGATGTCGGTCAGGTGCTTCGGGAGGACTACCTTCATATCAGGCTTCTCCACGTCTCGACGACGGGGCCGCCGTTGGAGCCGGGCAGGAGCCAGAGGATGCGCAGCGCGTCACTCACATTGTCGCACACGTGGACCTCTATTCCTGCCTGCCGCATTTCCTTGTGCTCTTCCCGTTGCGACCGCCGGGGCTCTGCGCCGGGGGCCTTAAATTCGATGTAGACTTGCCCGCGATCCTTGCGAGCAAAGAGCCGGTCGGGTGCTCCGATCCGACCGACCCATTGAACCTTGCGCACGAAGTATCCCGCACGCTGGGCTCGTTTTACGACTGGATTTTCAACGCCTGATTCAAGCACCCGTTTCCTCGTCTATCTTCACCATCTCTATCGCCACCTTATAGGTGACGACCCGGACGGGGAAGCCGAATGTTCTCCCTGACAAGGCTCCTTGCCGGAGCATACCCTCGTTCATGGTCAGCAGGAGGGTGCTGGGCATGATCTCGTCTAAGCCGCCTGTCCACTCGCGGTTGATCGCTGCGCAACCGTAAGCCTTGGCGATCTTGGTGGCTTCGTCCAGCGGCAGGACGCCGGGGGCGACGACGACTGTGGCGGTTTTATTGAATGTGGTCATTTCTCTTCTCCAAAATTGTGTTTGATCGTCTTGCCGGTAGAATACTCGATCACGCAGGTTTCCTTGCGGTTCCGGTGGGCCGCCCGGTGCGACATGATGCCAAGGTGGTGGAAATCCCGCTCGCACGTGTGGCAGTAGCAATCCGGTTCCCGGGTCTTCCCGGAGCTCTTCTCCATCCCCTCAAACATGGTTACAGCCTTTGTTCCGCGCCGCAGCGTGTGCAGAATATCTCTTGAAAATCATCTGCCTGTTTCCGAAGTTCCCATGCGTGCTCGACGCAGGGTGCGGGCTCATTGTGCTGGCCGAGGTCTACCTCCGCAACGGTCCCGTCAGCTAAGTGAAATCTCTCGATAGCCATTGGTCAATCCTTCATGAATACTTTGGTGGTGAAGCCTTCCGAACCGAGCGGCAGACCTTCGGCCCACCAAGGCGATTCTTCCATGCAGTCGATCAGAATTTGCAGCTCCTTGTCTGCGAGATGGTCGAACGATAGGCCGACCAGTTGGTCATGCACGTGCAGGCGCAAGTCAATGCCACGCTTGACGGCCAGCTTCAGGCCGTGGACCAGCAGATCGCGTGAGATGGCTTGGTCGGCGTTCTCCGTCACCTTGCCGGGCGTCGTGTGCTGGCGGACCCACTGCTTGCGGTCGTTCAGGCCCTCGTAGGTGATCTGCATCCGCTTCTCGCCCCAAGGTGTGTCGGTCATCTCGATCCGGGGGCGCAGGTAGTAGAGCGGGCGCTTGGACGGCAGGATCATCTTCAGGAACGGGCCGTCCATCTCGAAGCGAACCTCCGGGCCGCCCGCGACTTGGTGTGCGGTGGTCTTCCCGGTCTTGATGCAGCGGCGCATGGCCCGTTCGAGGGCATACCAGTAATCCTTGACCTCGAAGAACTCTGACCGGAAAGTATCGACCGAGTGCTTGGCATCTTCGGGCGTGAAGTCCATGACACCCATGCCCCAAGCGTAGCCGAGCAGGCCGGTCGCTTCGATCTCCCCGGTCTTCCGGTTGATCCTCTTTTCACCTGCCCCCATGCCGTAGCCGCAGCCCAGCGTGCCGGGCTTCGCGATGGACCGCTTGGCGCTGTTACGCTCGACCTTATACTCGTGGTAGATCTCGTCGTAGGGCATGTCGTAGAGGTAGGTCGCGAACGAGATGTAGGGGTCGAGCTTCAGGCGGAACACGTCGAGGATTTTGTCGCACCCGGCGATCCAGCCCAGCACACGGTTTTCAATCGCTGACAAGTCGGCGTCGATCAGGGTCAGGCCCTCGGGCGCTTGCGCTGCCGGGCGGATGGCCGAGGCCAGCACGTCGAACACGTTGCCGTGGATCA